GTGGCTTCGTATTGTCTCCTGGTGTCATTGTCATCGCCCTCAAGCCAAGATAGCTCACCCTTTGCCCGTTCGACAAATGCGGATTCAAGTTCGGTCCCTTGAATTTGGGCCTCTACTTTTCGCAATTGATCAGGTAAGAATGTTTTATGTGCCTTCCTGGCCTGGAGTAGTGATCGTCTGACATCGGCTTTGGTTAACTCGCTTCCCTGTAATTCTGTTATTACATCGTCAGCGGCATAGCCATCGCTCTCAAACAATAAGTCCTCGGCCCATTCGATAATATTATCAACCTCCGCAGATTTCATCTGCAACTGCTCAATTGTTTCCAATGAGCTAAAAGGATTGTTTTCTATTTTCTTTTGGTTATCAAGAGGGTTCTTACTATTTTTGAGTTCTGCCTCAAGTAATTCTAATCGCTCCTCTGCTGCTTTGCGTTTTGCCGTCAAAGCACCAAATCTAGCAACAGCCTTACTGCCTAGCTTTTCGGATAACTCCTGTAATTCCTCCTCGGACATAGTGTCCAAGTCAATCTGTGAAAGAACATCCTCGGAATCTAAATCAAGTTCTGAGTTCTCTTCTTCGGTTTCCTGGGTTTCCCCAATGACCTCCTCTGAGTTCTCTTCATTTGATTCATCAACAATTGGTTCTGATTCTTCCTCAGCTTTTGGCTCAGGGTTCATCTCGCCCAATCGGCGATTTGCAAGATCCATTACGGATATATTAGTATTTTCCACTGGTTTTTGTTCTGCCCCAGAGTCTGCAGTCGTGTTTTCATCTGTCATAATAGCCACTCATTTACGCCGAGAGATTGCGATGTTTGGATTATAGCACAGGTGGTTACATCCTGTCCCTAAAAGTTTTTTGAAGTTTCTCCCAATCGCACATCTGTAGCATCTGGTCATATGTAAGTATACGACCTGATATTTGTTGCATCTTGTCCGATGGAGCTTCGTGTAACTCCGAAATTGTTTCCTCCCTCAGGGAGTGAATTAAACTCATGAACCTAGCAAAGGATTCATAGTTCTGAAGGGATTTTATATCGTCCTGTATATTTACCATTACATTTGTTGAGTATCAACTTCGCCCATCTGTGCTGGGGATGTTCCTAGTCTACCAATCTCAGCATTCTGAGCTTGTTGCATTTGAAATGTATATTGACCAATGTACTTCTGTAGTCTTGCGCCAAAGGCTTCATCGGCAGCTGCGCGCTGTGCAATGTCTGGCTGCTGTGTGTATTCCTGTATAACCTGCATGGCGATCTGCGCTCCTGATTGTCTGGCGGGCATCTCAATACCAGCAAAGATTTTAGCTAAGTCATCCGTGACCTGTTTGACTATTTCCTCCTGAGCGTTTTCAACTGGTTGTAGAATAGCATCAGCCATAACTGGGTCAATAGCACTGGCCGCAATATCCAAGAAATTGTCCATACTCATCCTGTTGTTAGTATTGAACTGGGCTAGTTCAGCGAACTGCTTGAGCTTGTTTTGAATATTGTCTGGGTCCGCGTTAAGGACATCAAAGTTAATCAATATATCAAAGTTTTCGTCAGGGTTACCCTTATTGAATACCTGTGAATCAGGCACACCAGTTACTTGGAAGAATACTTCATCTGGTCCAAATCGCTGAAAGCACTTGAATGCCATTCGTAGAACCTCGGCTGTATGGCTAAGGAACTTATCCACGAGGAACTGCTGACGGATTGAACTCATTTGGGATTCCTCATCCAAACCTACAAGTCGATCCGCGAGGTTTGTAAGATTAGTTTCCATCTCCAGGGAGCCTTGATTAAATGCGGGAGTTGGAGCAAAATCAAGATCACCCTTTCGGCGATATGGAATCATCCGACCTGGACCCCAGTCCGAAGGAGCCTGTCCTACTGGGTGAAGGATCGGAGGTAGGGTTGCTAGACTGTTTCGATCAATCCTTGAATCCTTTTCAACCTTTACCTGGTTCTGAATACCGCGAAGGATATCGGGGATTGTCTGGGTATCGTACAGACGCTTTGTATCCTCAGCTAATCGAGTTACTACAACTGGGTAGTCCTCGTATCCGTTCAATAATTCAAACTTAGCGTAACCAGGAACAATCTCATCTCCGCTGAAATCCTTGTGAAATACTGTACAATAAATGCCTTCGGATCCATCCTCCTCATCAATTAGCCTCTGGTATCCGTAAACTATTTCAATCAGCTCGTCGGCCTCGGATGAACTGTCCGAAAAACTGATGCTGCGTCTTCCCTCCTGGACGCGCTCAACGCTATTAACATTTACACCCCTGTATTTGGATATAATATAATCAACGAAGTCCTCGTCCCATCCATCTGTAGATACTTTTGTCTGCAACTCTTGTGCTGTGTAGTAAGTCTTCCAGAAACAATACGGTGCCCGCTGTGGGTCAGTAACATATGGAGGAAAAAAGAAGTCGCCGTCGGGTGCCAGTGTTTTAACTTCGGGGGAATTCACTTGCCGTTTTACAATCGGTAGTTCAGTAACCCCTTCTTTTCTTAGCTGCTTTAGTGCCTTCTTGGCTCTTTTCTCTGTTACTCCATCAAATGTGTTTTGAAGGAGGAGTGTTAACTCCTCGTCCGAATCCCCTGACTGTATGGCCATTGCGGCCTCAGGGCTTATTTCTGCAATCTGATTCAAATCAATCAGCTGTTTAAAAGTTCTGTCCTCCCTGTGCCATCCGATATATGTTATTAATATACCGCGCTCCAAAAGGTAGTTAGCACCTAGCTCCATCTCTCTATAAAAGCGAGGGATGTATCCTGAGCTGACCATCCACTTAAGAAATCCTGAGACTAGTTTACTTCGTTGTATGTCTCCACTCTCTACGGGAAAGGCTCGGACATTAGCCCGACGAAGTGAGGACATGAACAATGCTACTAGTCGAGTAATGCGCTCATCTATGATGTGGCACTCAATGTCAGATGCTCCCTCCCAGGGAAATGCATCAGCTCCGTGCTTTCGGTGATCCCTGGACTTGCCTGGCCAGAAGTTTCTTCGTTCGTCGTAAGACGTCCTGCATAAATCAAAATATGATTCAAGCTCAGTGACCGTTTGGTCGTATGCTAAATTTAGTGCCTTCACATCGGGTTCATCCGACAGGTAGGTTAAAGCCTCAGAAATATTGTTACTTATCATTAAGTCGTTCTTTTAGGGATTGTAATAGTCTCCACCATTGCGTTTTAGAGACGCCTATTTTATCATACAGGTCTTCGTGGGACATTGGAACCTTGGTCTCGTGTTTTACATAGCGCTTAAGTATCTCAAATGACGCCAGTCTGTCGGAGTTCTCCCTGCACCACCTTTGATCCAAAGTATTGTCAGGTTTTCTTTTTTTTGACATACCGATAACTTACGCCCTTAACATCCTCAATTCCCTCAAAGTTAATCATTTTACCTATGAACTTACCTTGTAACCTTCGGGGAATCATTACTGGGACCTTTTTTCCAATGTCCTTGTTGTATACAAAATTATACCTAGGGTTCGGGCATTCCGCAATTACTTTGCCAATATAGTTCTTAGGGATTATCTCATCTATAAATAACCCCTCCTTTATAATGTCCTGGCCCTCTTCGGAGATCCAGGTGTTCTTGCCCCTACCAGTAATGTATTCCTCAGGAATCTTTTCCAGGACAATACCTATAGCCTCCTCAAAGGTTACTTCGTATTCATTTGATAGTGCAGTTAATTTTATCTTAGGCATTAGTACCCTCCTTTATTTTTCATGGTTGTCTCCATACTGTAGTCCGAAAAGTAGTCAGGACCCATTCCAGCATTGGACATTCTTAAATATCTCAATGCGTCAAAGAAGTCCTTGAGCGCTTCGTCTGATTTACCTGATGAATTATAGCTAATAATCGATTCTATTAAATTTCCGCAATCCTTATGAACATAACACCTGGGTTGGTTCGCTTCGTCAATTTCGTAGTCATGATTATAAAAGAACCATTCGTCCAGGGCTGTGGCACCCACAGCCTCCGTCTGACCATCTGATGGAATAAAGCTCATCCCGTGGTCATAGAAACTTGTGAATAAGTCCACGTTGTTCTCATTTTCCTTAGCAAAGAATCTGGAGTCCCCTATCCTCTCCATTACCTTTATACCCAGGTCGTCCTCTATCTCGTGAAATAGTTCTACATATTTCTCAACATCGTAGCCAACTTTCTTGGACGCTGGGCCGTATCTCCACTTCGGGTCCCCGAACAGCGCCCATTCGCCGTAAGTGTCCCTATCGGGCCATTCTTTTCTAATATATATATTCTCTGCCTCCGAAACACCCGCCCATATACTAACGTAGTTCCTAGCAAAGGCTGGGTCAACAACCTGATACCAGGGTAATGAATCCACGGGAGGGAAGG